TTATTAAGAGGTCTGCATTTAATCAAGTCATGCATAGCGCCATGGATGATGTTCTTTGGAAAACCCAAAAAAATCCAGAACTTGTTCCATTGGTACAAAAATTGTACAAAATGGCAACAGGTAAAGATATTGAATACGATGCCCAAAGAGATAGTTTTACAATTAAGGGTAAGGCGATAGCACAAACACAACCAGCAAACAAAGTTGATTTTGATACTTTCTTTAAAAAAGCACAAGCGGACGCTCAACGCAAAGTAGCGGCAAACGAGGAAACAGCATACAAATCTTTGTTTAAAGAATTTTTAAAAATGAAGGAGAGCAAACAATGAATAACGATGTAATTGAATGTAAATGCGAAAACTGCGGTCACGAGCATCATTGTGGTACAACGTGTTGGGATTGTAGAAATAAAGATGTTTGCGAAACTTGTAACTGCGAACATTGTTCAAATGAAGATTAAAGAAGTTGTAGACTATTTTTACGGGTTAGATCCAGCACATTTAAGTTATACTCATAAAGTAGGCGACATATACGGTAAAAAAAATCTTAAAATCCCCCATGCAAAACTGCATAGATCATCTAAAGTGAAACATAAAAAATATAAATAGTACTATAGAGAGGTGTCAACTACCTCTTTTTTAACGAAAGAGGATTTATGGCATTTTTAGTACACAACTTACCACCTATCGAAGTTTTCGTTAAAAAAGAATATCTATATGATCATCAGAAGGGACACGGAGAATTAACTCCGGGAATTTGGATTTCCATTAGAAGTATTGAAAGCAAAGCATTATACTTCGAAACTCTATTAACAGATTATGGTGCTCTATATGACAAATTACCCATAAGTGCATTTGTATGGAAAGAAGATTACGACAAAGACAATCAACTACCTTTAGATCATTTACAAATATGGGACTGCTTTGATTACGATATTACACTAATTAAAAAACCTATGTTGTGTGACTGCGAGTTCTTTGGCAAGGATAAAAAGATGCACAAAGGTGAATATTTGTTTACTCTAGACACCTGCCATAGAGATAACAATACATTAGACACAAATTTTAGTGAACATGATCCAGAACATAAAAGTTTTAATGTTATTAAATTAGATAACGGACAATTTGCGGCACAACCAAATAATAGAGTTATTTGGACAGATCAAAGTTTGATTACAAATGACAGACTAATACCCGACTTTAAAGTATGCACCCAAAACTACACCGTAGAAAATACACCAAAGTGGAGTGTAGGACACACCGACGAATGGAATTATAAAGCCAAAGACGAAGAATAATCTTGACTTCTAGCATAAATCCATATATAATATAAAATATACAACAAAGGAGAAACAAATGAGTGGAAAAGTTTTTGGTCCTGAAGAAAAGGCAAAACTAGTTCAAGTAGTCAATGACGGTGCAAGTGTAATGGGAGAAATTGCAGATCTTAAAGAAGGTCTAAAAGATACCGTGAAAGCAGTTGCAGAAGAATTAGATATCAAACCAGCATTGATCAACAAAGCAATCGGAGTTGCACATAAAGGTAATTGGCAAGAAGTTTATCAAGATTTTGATGATCTAGAATCTATTGTCATTACTACCGGCAAGGACAAGTAATTGCAAAAAATTATATCTTTCTGGACCGATAGTTATCAATCTGATAGAATTGCATTTGCATTTGAATTACTAAGTTTTATCTTTACCGTTGGAGCAAGTTTAACTTTAGCATTAAATGCTAGAGATCCAAATATGTTATACGTATATCCTGGGTTCTTTGTAGGATCAGTTTCACAATGTTATGCATCATTTAGACGCGGTGCGGCATGGGTAATGATGCTAACATTTTATTTTTCAATTGTAAATGTTTTCGGCTTTGGTATTGCGATTGGATGGTGGTAAAATATGCTAAAAAGAAAAAAATATTCAGATGTATCACAATACGATCCTAAAATACATACAAAAACAAAAGGTGGTTTAGGTTTTGGAATGAAAAAAAATTCTAAAAAAATTGACGGAGAAACAAGTGGACTTCACCTTTGCAAAGTATTCGGTTGGGATATTCCAGAACATTTAAAACCTCTTGCAAGGAAATTAAAAATAATATGAAAAATTTATGGGAAAAAGTAAAGCAGTTTTGGATTAGAAGTTATACTTCAGATAAAACAGCATTCTATTACGAAACAATCGCAAGTATTTGTGTATTCATATCAATGACTTGGATTAGTGTTACAGCAGATGCTCCACCAATGCACTTGATTTACCCTGTTAGTTTTACAGGTGCTGTGTTTAGTATTGTTGCATTTGTAAGACGACAAGTAGGTTGGCCACTTGTAATGACAAGTTATTTTGCCTGCTTACACATCTTTGGTTTCGGTAGAGCAATGGGTTGGTGGTAATGAAATCTTTGCCATATGAATACAAAGTATGGAGCCAACACAAAGAAGATGGAATTATTAAAGTATTAACTGACTCCATTAAAAATAATACAAAAATATTTTTAGAAATTGGTTGGGGTAATGGTACGGAAAATATGACCCATCATTTAATGGATCAAGGTTGGACTGGTACCGGTGTTGACGCAGATCCTAGAATTTTTAAAGATTCTGTTCTACCTAAAGAATTTAAACATATAGTTCTAAAGGTAACACCTAAGAACGTGCATAAAGCATTTAAAGATACACCTAAAGTTTTTGATTTTTTTTCGCTAGATATTGATAGTTACGATTATGAAATATCCAAATGGCTATTAGAAAATCAATATACACCTAAGGTTGTTTGTTTAGAAATTAATAAAAGGTTTGGTCCTAAAGTTCATGCTAGTTTTCCATATATTGAATTTGCGGCTAATCATAATGGATTTTATAAAAAAACAGGCTTGTTTGGTGTTAGTTTAGCAAAATATAAAAGACTATGGAATCGTTACGGATATACATATTTTGGATATGATACCTCTGCTAATAACATATTCTTTTACCACAAAGACTACGTAAAAAATTTAGATGATATTGTTACACATCCTGATGAAAATTTTCCTGTAAAGGATGATAGCAACATGATAACTATGGTACAAGAGAATAGTTATTGGAAAATATTAAAAAATGATATTTGGAGAGAAGACTAATGGGTAAAATGAAAGACCATATGCTAAAAACTATTAGTAATAAAATGGACCATTTACAACAACTAATGGAGTCTAATGCACATCTAGATCGTCCAGAATACGTTGAAGATGTAATATCTTGGGTAACAAAATACTGGACTATACTAAGCGAAGAAGATAAAGATTATATCGAAGGTGCTCGTTATGCTATTGAAGAAAGAATGGAATGGAAATTGCCATGATCTATTATGTAGATATTGACGGAACAATTTGTAATTTAAATATTACCAAAGATGGTAAAAATGAATACGAGTATGCTAAACCATATCAAGAACGTATTGAGCATTTTAATCAGTTATTTGACGAGGGACACGAAGTTCATTATTGGACAGCCAGAGGTATGAGTAACGGAAATTTAGAAGCCAAAAAAGAACTTACATACAATCAACTAAGACAATGGGGAGTAAAATATACTAGTGTTAATTTTAAAAAGCCTCATTATGATATTTGGATAGATGATAAAGCACAAAATGTGGATTCATATTTTGATAAAATAAAACTTGACAAAAAATAATGTTGATGTTATTATTAAAATAACAAAGGAGTTTTATGCCAGGACCAGATATACGTAGAAACTATGGAGGGAAAGAAGGACCTTCACCCGAAGAAAGACAAGAAAAATTAGATGAAATGATGAAAGAGTTCTTAGCCAAAGGCGGAACTATTGAAAAAGTTGCACCAGGGTTGGCGCAAGGATATGGTGGTTTAGATAGAACACCACAATATACAGATGCAGAAGTAAAACAGAAATGGTACAAAGAAAATGGAATAACCGATCCTGCACTTAAAAAAAGCCGTAAAAAGAAAACAAAGAAAAGTTAAGGCATAAGTAAATTTGAAGAAGGTTAATCCAGCCACAAATGGAATATTTGGTATTGTCAGCCGAAAGTGACAAACAGGAGAAAAAATGAGTTATGTAGACGCTCTGTGGAACAGAGACAAAGACGTTATTAAAGTCGTAGAGAGAAACAAAAAAGGCGAACGAGAGTTTCGCGAATTCCCCGCAAGATATGTATTCTATTATGGTGATCAAAAAGGTAAGCATCGTTCGACGATCGGTGACCCTTGCTCAAGAGTTGTATGTAAAAGTTGGAAAGACTTTCTTAAAGAACAAAAAATAAACAAACATCGTGGCTTGTATGAAGCGGATATCAATCCTGTATACCGCCTGCTTGAAGAAAACTATCTAGGCCAGGATGCTCCGAATCTACACGTTGCATTTTTCGATATCGAGGTTGACTTTGATCCAGAACGTGGATATAGTTCTCCCGAAGATCCATTCACAGCCATTACAGCAATTACCGTACATCTACAATGGCTTGATACCCTTGTAACACTTGCTATTCCACCTAAAACGCTTACTATGGAAGAAGCAAAGGAACAGGTAAAAGATTTTCCTAACACACACTTATTCGAAAGCGAAGCAGAAATGCTTGACACGTTTTTGGATTTAATACAAGACGCAGATATACTAAGTGGTTGGAATAGCGAAGGTTACGATATTCCATACACCGTAAACAGAATTACAAGAGTACTAAGCAAAGAAGATACAAGACGTTTTTGTTTGTGGGATCAATATCCTAAGAAAAGAACATATGAAAAGTTTGGAAGAGAACAGGAAACCTATGACCTAATAGGCAGACAGCATTTAGATAGTTTGGAATTGTATCGTAAATACACATATGAAGAAAGGCACACTTACAGACTTGATGCCATTGGTGAAACGGAAGTTGGCGAAAAGAAAACGGTGTACGAAGGTACGCTCGATCAACTTTATAACAATGACTTCCGAACGTTTATCGAATACAACAGACAAGACGTTGCACTACTGGACAAGTTGGACAAAAAGTTAAGGTTCATTGATTTAGCGAATGAACTTGCACATGCAAATACGGTTTTGCTACCCACCACAATGGGTGCTGTTGCAGTTACAGAACAAGCAATTATTAACGAAGCACATAGACGTGGCTTTGTAGTTCCTAATAGGGTACATAGAGAACCTGGCAGTGAACCTGCGGCAGGTGCTTATGTTGCATATCCTAAAAAAGGACTACATGACTGGATTGGATCGATGGATATTAATTCACTATATCCATCAGTTATTCGTGCATTAAACATGGACCCTGCAACGGTAGTTGGTCAATTAAAACCAACGTACACAGAAGAACATATCAAAAACGAAATGACATTACGTAAGAAATCATTTGCGGCGGCTTGGGAAGGACGTTTTGGTAGTTTAGAATATGATGCTGTAATGAATCAGAGAAAAGATCTGCAGATTACCGTTGATTGGGAAAATGGCGAATCAGACATTATGAGTGCCGCCGAAGTTTATAGATTAATTTTCGAAAGCAATCAACCCTGGATGCTTAGTGCTAACGGAACTATTCTTACAACAGAACATGAAGGTATTATTCCTGGACTATTAGAGAGGTGGTATGCTGAACGTAAAGAAATGCAGGCAAAGAAAACTGCCGCACAAGACGCAGGTAACAAGATCGAAACGTCTTTTTGGGATAAAAGGCAGTTGGTTAAAAAGATTAATCTTAACTCTCTTTACGGTGCTATTCTTAATCCCGGTTGTAGATTCTTTGACCCAAGGATTGGTCAAAGCACTACACTAACAGGCAGAGCAATTACAAAACATATGGCGGCCAAGGTTAATGAAATTATTACAGGCGAGTATGATCACGTAGGTAAAAGTATTATATACGGTGACACTGATTCCTGTTACTTTAGTGCATACACAAGTTTACGTGCTGAAATTGACAAAGGTGATATTCCGTGGAACAAGGAAAGTGTTATTGCACTATATGATCAAATTTGTGAAGAAGCAAATACAACTTTTCCGAAATTTATGGAAGATGCGTTTCATTGTCCTAAAACAAGAGGAAAGGTTATTGCGGCAGGAAGAGAAGTTGTTGGTGAAAAAGGTTTGTTTATTACTAAGAAAAGATATGCTATTCTAATTTATGATTTAGAAGGATTCCGTACAGATGTAGACGGTAAGCCAGGCAAAGTAAAAGCAATGGGTCTTGATCTTAAACGTTCAGATACTCCTGTGTTTATGCAAGACTTTTTAAGTGAAGTTTTGTTGGCTGTACTAACAGGCGCTCAAGAAGAAAAAATTCTTGATATGATTACAGAATTTAGAACAGAATTTAAAGCACGACCAGGTTGGGAAAAAGGATCACCTAAACGTGCAAATAATATTACAGATTATCTTGCTAAACTTAAAAAGCAAGGCAAAGTTAATATGCCAGGTCATGTAAGAGCAAGTATTAATTGGAATACACTCAAAGGCATGAATGGTGACAATTATAGTATGCAAATAGTTGACGGTATGAAAGTTATTGTTTGCAAACTAAAGAACAATCCTATGGGATATACTTCGGTTGCGTATCCTACAGACGAACTAAGAATTCCAAGTTGGTTCCAAGAACTTCCGTTTGCGGATGATGAAATGGAAAGTGTTATCATCGATAACAAATTGGACAATCTTATTGGTGTTTTGGATTGGGATATAAAATCAACCGAACAGAAGAATACATTCAATAATTTATTTGACTTTGAATGATTTTCTAAATATAATAGTAATAAGGAACG